TCATTAAGAATTTCTTCTTTAGTAAAATCAATTCAAGGATTCTCAGTATCTCCTAAATCAAACAATTCTTTTGTTCGTCCCAAAGGACTAAACAAAGTTAATTGGAGATTATAGGAGGTATTGTGGTTTAAGTGACCAAAGCTATTCCCGGGCTTAATAGATATATCAAAATCTCTCGATTTCAAGTTCTCTAATAAGTTAGGAATAAGAGATCATGATTCTGAAGCTTGCTTAAAGAGGCCTCAAGGAATAGGAGAAATTTCTTTTCCTTTCTTGAATAATCTTTTAGCAAATTCTGCATGCGGATTATGTTTGGTCCCTATTCGGGATTTTGCATAATTAATTTCAATTCCAAAATTTTCCATTTGGAATTTATAATTTTCCGCTGCATTAGCATTTCAGATACTGATATCATCTCCTAGAACTGCATAATCTTTAAAGGTAGTTTTACTATCATATAAAGAGTAGCATCATTCTATGAAGATGTGGTGTGTTAAAGCAAATATTGCTCAGGAAGAGTACATACCCATGGGTTGTCCTCTACCATAATACACTTCAGTATCTTTATAAGATCAAGGTCTGTTAACCATAATGGATTTCCATGAGGTAGCAAATTCTTCATTTGTTATCTCTTGAACTACAATTTCTTGAAGTTCAATTGGAAATACATCGGTTGCAGATTTCAAATCAAAGCATCACGAAGAACAATTTTTTGTATTGTTCTTTACGCGAATTGCTTGTGATTCTTGATCTCAAGTGCCATCAGTTTCATATCTTCTTAGAACAGCCATAACTTGATCATGGAAAGGTTTTAATAGTAATTGAGATCAATAATCTCCAATTCCTATTACCCTTGTCTTTCCTCCACCTTCACAGATGGTTGAAAGTCTTGAACATTTAAGATTAGAAGGAATTCCTTCATAATCCATAGATGTCAATCCTTCAAAGTGATTCATAACTTCTTCCATATGGAAGAACTTTGCAATCACATTGAAATGATCTATTAAATGAGGACACTTAGCTTTAATAGCTAAGGCGTCCAATACAGAAGATGCTAAAGCTGGCCCATTAGGACCATTTTTAGTAGTATATCTTCAAAATCATTTAGATTTTGATTTTATTTTAATCTTCTTACATCATTTAATGGTATATCTTCTGAAAGATTCAAC